TCGTAGGAGTCACTAATATATGAATAGGAAGCCATCGGCAACTCAAGTTAGGGGAGCAGTTGGGACTAGTGGGATAATTGCTACATTAGCGGCACCTTGGGTCAGTAAGTTATTTGACGTTCTTGAGAAGCAAACTGGGATGACATTTAGTAGTGACTATGAATCCCAGGTACTGATGGCGATTGGAATTGGAATCTGCTATCTTGGTGCTCATTTTAAAGTGAAGGAGATTAGTTTAGAGCATCAGAGTGGAAATAGCTAGGGGCAAAGATGATAGACAAACTTCCACCTTGGGTTACACCATTACTTAGATTTGGAGCCACGGCTCTGATTGCATTCTACTTAGTTTATAGTAATCAAGAGATGATGAAAACTCTAGTCAATAAGTCGGTTCCGGCTATGACTAAGATTATTGAGACATCTGAGGGAATTGCTAGTACATTAAAGGATCATGAGGAGGGTGCTAATCGTAGCCGGGATGGGCAGCTAAGGATGCTGAGAGTGATTTGTAGGAATACAGCAACCGATATTATTCAGCGTACTAACTGTGACAACAATTAGCTAGCTGCTGAAAAAGAGGAGAGACTAGACAGTGCCAACTCAATACATCCAGATTGGACCAGTATTTGATATGGTGCAAAATACTATTTATGCTATTCCTGGCAGGCGTTGTTTGCTATTTACTGATGGAGTAGCAGCGGCTATTCAGCAATCGACTGATGTGGGATTTACGGCTAACGTAGTGGCAACCCTAGTTATTGGTCAGGCTGAGGTTGCTGGTGGATTCGTTCGTTGTACCAGTGGTAACGTTAGAGCAACACTGAAAGTAGCATGACTATTAAGCAGTGGATTCATCATCTACTCAATCCTCACTGTAGTCATTGTAAAGAGGAAGCTGTAGATAGCCAGGTTTGTGAATCTTGTGAGATTCTGAAGCAGCAGCTTGAGATCGCTAACTTCGAGAAGAGACAGCTACTCCAGGCAGTACTTGATAATGCTAAGTCTAATAACCAGCCTAGTACTGTAGAAGTTAATTACGAGCAGATTAAGCCTAAGATGGCAACCTGGGCTATGCGCAAGCAAATGCTGGAGGCAGAGGATAGGAAGCAAGCTGAGTTAATGAAGAGATCATCTATTACTGAGGATATCGTAGTTAATGATGCAGAGATAGAAGCTTTAGAAAAGCAACTTGGTATTCAGTGAGGAGAAACTAACAATGCTGCGAGCCGGACCATCTAACGACTTTGTTGACAAGGTAGTTAAGAAGCCTAAGAAGTTTGACTTGGATATGCCTAAGGCTACTACTAATCCTGTCGGTATGGCTAGGGATAGTATCTCAGCCGGAACTGGTGCTGCCAGAAAAGGCGTTGATATTGGAATGAAGTCAGCCAAGTTTGGAGCTAAGGCTGGTATTGGTGCTGCTAAGAAGGGTATTAATATTGGCAAGAAGAGTATCGGGTTTGGGAAGAAACTGTTGAAGAAGAGTCTTTTTGGATTCTAAATGAAGCCAGTTCCCGAAGAAATTCAGAACCTCCTCAAGACCGTAGCTAATCACTTCGATCAAGAGGATAGAGCTGCGCGAGAACGACAATTACGTTCTTGGCGTAGACTTAAGCTTCTATGGGAGGGATTCACTAGAGTTTGGTATAGTGAAGTCGCACATGATTGGAGAATCTATGAGGATGACTCCAAGGCTGAGGATGGTAATCAGGCTTATTATGACAAGCCAATTAATGTATTCAGAGCTTATCTAGAGAGCATCATCGCAGCGTTATCGATTACAGTTCCAGGTATTAAGTGCTATCCTAATGATGCTGATAATCCGTTAGATTTGAGTACAGCTAAAGCCGGTGATAGGATTGCTCTGTTACTAGGTCGTCATAATGATGTTTCAATGCTGTGGCTTCATGCATTGTACATCATGTGTACAGAGGGGATGCTAGCTTGTTACTCCTATCCTAAAGAAGATGAGTCTTACGGCATTTACAAAGAAGATAAGTATGAGGATGTTGCTGAGGACTTCATCTTATGCCCATCATGTGGTGAGAAGTCTCCAGTTGAAGCCGGCGAGACTTTAACTAGTTGCCCAGAGTGCGGATATGATTTAACTAATGTTGATAGTACTACGCAGACTTCATCTAGGTTAGTTGACAGTGCTGATAAGTTCAAATCTCGTATCTGCATGGAGTGTTATGGTGGCTTATATGTGAAAGTACCAAATTATGCCATGCGGCAGGCTGATGTTCCATACTTAATCTTTAGCTACGAGACTCATTATACAAATGCTGTAGATCGTTATAGCCATCTCAAAGATAAGTTTACAGGTGAGTCTAGGATTGGGCCATCTGGTGGTGGAATGTATGACCCATATGAACAGTGGGCTAGATTGTCACCACAGTATAAGGGTGAGTATCCAGTTAGCAATGTCACTGTAAGAAATACTTGGCTTCGCCCATCATCATTTAATGTACTTGGTAATCAGGCTGATGTTGAATTACTCAAGAAGCATTATCCTGATGGCGTTAAAGTAGTCTTGGTAAATGATGAATTTGCTGAGGCTTGTGGTGAGAAGCTGGATGATTGCTGGACTATTCTTTATAATCCATTATCAGACTATATCCATCAACAGCCATTAGGATCATTGCTAGTTAATGTCCAAGACATTACTAACGATATCATTTCATTAACTTTGCAGACAATTGAGCATGGTATTAGCCAGACATTTGCCGATCCATCGGTTTTAAACTTTGATAAGTATAGACAGTCAGAAGCAACTCCCGGCTCTGTCTATCCAGCAGTTGCGAAGACTGGCAAATCAGTTGGAGATGGATTCTTTGAGACCCGTACAGCGACATTAAGTTCTGAGATTCTGCCATTCTTTGAACGTATTCAGGGACTTGGTCAGACTGTATCTGGTGCTCAGCCTAGCTTGTTTGGTGGTCAGCTTACAGGTTCAAGAACAGCATCCGAGTACTCAATGAGCCGGGCGCAAGCATTACAGAGACTCCAGAATGTGTGGAAGATGCTTACGATTTGGTGGAAAGAAATCTTCAGCAAAGCTATTCCAATGTATATTGAAGAGATTCGAGACGATGAACGCTCAGTTGAGGTAGATGAGCAGGGTAACTTTATTAATGTGTTCGTGAGGAGAGCTGAGCTTGAAGGAAAGATTGGTAGGATTGAGTTAGAGGCTAATGAGAATCTACCAATTACATGGTCACAACGTAAAGATGTTTACATGCAGTTACTTGAGAGCCAGAATCCTCATGTGCTACAGGCATTAGCATCTCCTGAGAATATCAGGAATCTTGCTGAGGCTATTGGGCTTGATGATTTCATTGTACCAGGTGATGCAGATAGACAAAAGCAATATGAGGAGATTAGAGCATTAATTAACTCAGAGCCAATTCTCCAGCCACCAGATCCTAATGAAGTAATGATGGCTATTGAATCCGGTATGCCACCTCCTGAAGATGTTGAAGTATCTTCAGTTGAGATTGATCCTGACTTGGATAATCATGATATCGAGGCTGATATTTGTAGGACTTACTTAATCTCTGAAGCCGGTCGGTTACTTCGGATTGAAAATCCCGTTGCTTATAAGAATATATTACTTCATATGAAAGCTCACATGCAGATGGTCAAGCAATCTATGGCTGACCAAGCTATGAGTGGTCAACAGGCGGAACAACCAGAGGGTACCAGTACCCCACTAGCGGAGAATGAAGATGTCGCAGCCGAGTCTTAATACAGGTTCTAGTGCTTCTACTGATGATAGTAAGATGTCGGTGGAAGACACTGTCTCATTTCTGAGCGAAGAAGACTCTGCTGATGAGAAGGAAGTAATTGATTTAGATAAGCCTAAATCATCTGAGAAGAAGTCTGAACCGGCTACTAAGGTTAAGAGTAAAGATAAAGACTCTGACGATTCAGATGATGATTCTGATGACTCATCTGAAGAGAAGTCAATCGAGGATGATCTCGAAGATGAGCTAAATGACGAGGAGCTAGATGAGACGGATGATGAGCTTGAATTAGTAGCTCCTGTACGTCGTAAAGAAATTCTGACAAAGTATCCTGACTTATTTAAGGACTTCCCATATCTCCAGAAGGCTTATTACCGTGAGCAGAAGTACTCTGAGATTCTACCAACAATTGAGGATGCTCAGGTAGCTGTTGGAAAGGCAGAGCTACTTGATACACATGAGCAGGAACTCATTAGTGGCTCGACTGAATCAATCCTAGTAGCAGTCAGAGATGGAGATAAGGAGGCATTTGCAAAGATTGTAGATAATTATCTTCCTACACTATTCAAGGTTGATGAGGGAGCTTATTATCATACGATTGGGAATATTATTAAGCATACTATTACTTCAATGGTTAGGGATGGTAAAGACAATCAATCAGACGAATTAATTCAGGCAGCAGAGGCGCTCAATCATTATATCTTCGGCACTAAGACGTTTACGCCACCGGCTAGGATGTCTAAGTCTGATTTGAATCCAGAAGATAGCCGGAAAGAGAGCCAGATTAGCGAGCGTGAGCAGAGATTCGTAGAGCATCAGTACGAGTCAGCTAAGTCCAGTGTAGTAACTCGAATTGATAATGTCATCAAGTCAACGATTGACAAGAATATTGATCCCAATGACTCGATGACTGATTATGTTCGTAAGAATGCAGCTCGTGAGGTGATTGAGTCTCTTGATGACATGATTGGGAAGGATAAGAGATTCAGTTCTATTTATGATAGGCTTTGGGAAAAGGCCGCTAATGATGATTTTAGCAGTGAGTCAATGGACAGAATCAAATCAGCCTACTTGTCCAAGGCTAAGACTCTGCTGCCGGATTTAATTAAGCGATCAAGGAATGAGGCATTGAAAGGTCTGAGTCGTAGAGCTAATAATAATGATAACGGTGATAAAGATAAGAAGGGTCCATTACCTGTCGGCAAGACTAGGAGTACCGCTTCCTCTTCAAACAGCGGAAAGACAGATAATAGAAGCAGTTCATCAAAGTCACTCCCAAAAGGTATGACTTCGTTAGAGTACTTGATGTCCGACTAACTGTCTAGGAGAGGTGAAGCTATGGCACAGACTGAATCTCAAGTCTCTGCACTTGAGTTAGAGCGAGTAATCCCGAAGATCCGAACCCTGTTTGATAGGGACGATAAGTTCTTTGCTAACATTAAGAAGCGAGATGTTGAAAAGATTAGTAATCGTCAGATGCGGGTTCCTCTTGAACTTCGCCCTGGTGGTTCTTTTCAATATTTCAATCCAGATGGTGGGGATCTTGGCCGTGGTGGTGGTCCATCGTTTGATAAGGCTGTTCTTACTAGCGTATTTGCCAGTGAGAATATTGAGTATACCAAGCTTGCACAGTGGGCTACTGATGATGACCGCAAATCTATTGTCAATGGTGTCCGTAGGTTAACGGCTACCGCATTAGATGAGCTTCGTCGTCAGCTTGATGCACAGATGATGCAAGCCGGTAATGGTGTTATCGGTACAGTGACTACTGATACACCGGCTGGTGGTAGCAACGTCATTACACTTACGACTGATGGTTTTGGTGCTCGTTTGACGCGCTATGGCCAGACTGTTCAGGTGTTTGATACTACGCTGGCTACTAACCGGGGTTCTGGTGTCATTACGAACTGGGATGTTGAAAACAAGACGATTAGTATCACTCCACAGATTGCTGGTGTGGTTGCTACTGATTTGATTGTTACTAATGGTATCAGTGCACCAACGTCGCTCCCCGCGTTGTTTGGTGTTCCATACCATCACTCGAATGCCTCTACTGGTACTTGGCTTGGTTTCTCGCGTAGTACCACGCCAGAGATTCGTGCTAACCGAGTTAATGCTTCGTCCGCGGCATTGACGTTGCCATTGCCTCGCTTGTCCATTAATAAGATTGGGAATCGAATCGGTCTCGATAATAACTTTGCACCAACGGCTTGGATGCATCCTGCTCAGAAAGCAGCGTATGAGGAGATTGGTCAGCTAACTTCGACTATCTTCAAGAAGCCCTCTGAAGAAGGGTTGAATATGTACTTTGATGGCATGCAGATGGCTGGTGCTCCTGTCAAAGAATCATATAATTGGGACAGAACCCGTATTGACTTCGTTACTGACTCTGTTTGGGGCCGTGGAGAAATCCTCCCACTCGGATTCTACACCACTGACGGGCGTAATATCTTCGAAATTCGTGGAGCTAGTGGTGGCGTGGCGACGGCTGAAATCTTCTACATGGTCGTAGGGATGCAGACGTTCGTTAATAATCCTGCTGGTTGTGCATACATTGACAACTTGGCAGTTCCTTCTGGATACTAAGAAAGGAAGATACAGAAATGGCAGACTTAGATTTCCAGAACTTCTCATCTGTACAGAGCAGTCTCCAGCCTAAGCCGGTAACGGTGGCTTCTGCTACTACGATTGCTCCTACTACTGCACTGACTATCGTTACTGGAACGGTTCAGGTTGCAACTATTACTCCGTTCGTGACTGGATTTCATATTGCTTGGTTCAAGTTTACTAATGCTGCTCCAGGTGCATTATTGACTTCTGGCAATATTGAGACAGCTTATACACCAATTCAGAATCGTCCATTTGCAATGCTGTATGATCCTAACATTGCAAAGTATATGCCAATGTCTGTTACGTAAATAGGAGGTTAGTTAAATGTTTCCAGGAACAACCAGTAAGCTTTCTGAGTCAAACGTTGCAAGTGCAGCTACTATTTCTCCAAAGTCTGACTTGGCTAGGGTGACTGGTTCAACTCAGATTAACACTATCAACCCTCCGTTTGCTGGGTTTAGTGGAGTTCTGTACTTGGCTCCTGTCGATGGCGCTGTAGTGCTTGGCACATCGGGGAACATCCTAGTAGGTATCACGATGGCTCAGAATAGACTTGTGACTCTCGTTTTCAGTAAGTTAGCTGCTAAATGGTATATCGATAACGGAGTGTAGTCGTCGTAGTTGTCTCCTCCTAAGGGGCCCGGGGAGGTTAAAGAACAGCGGGCCTATTCTAGAAGGAAATAAATGGCTAAAAAGACATCTGAGACTAAGGCTAAAGAG